GACTTAGACATTTTGCCTCCTGGTTGTTGTGCCTTCTCACATCATAACTGATAGGAGACAGGGGCGTGGGACAACGGGGAAGGCGTACCGTTATCGACCAACGCCCCTGCTCTGGAACTACTAGGCGTAAGTGCCTGATGCTTTGGCGTTCTGCAGCACCCACTTGATCGGAGCAAAGCCACCTGTTGATCCTGCATCGGTGGTATTGCCTTGACCATTGATGTCGACTGTGACTTGGACATAGTCCTCGCCGCGCTCGATCACAGCTGCTGTGTATGCGCCCTTTGTGATGGTTGCTTGAATCTGTACTTCGTTTGCTCCTGTGCCGTATTGCCAATTCAGCACGATCGCTGGTTGGGTGTTATTCAGGTAGCGTGTTAGTTCTGTGTCGTTCTCCATGATGAAGGTGATCTTGCCGGTCACTTCTAATGGGCCGAGGAACACTTGGAACGGATTCTGTGTGTTGCTGATTCCGTATACAGGGGTGACATTGCGAGCCATGTCGATGTTTCCGGTCATGGCGTTGCTTACTGCGCTGCCTCCGATGCTTACTGTGCCGCGCCATACTGGGGTTGGCAGCAAGGTCGAGAAGGTTGGCGTTGTTGCAGCTACGGCAGTTGAGATCCAGCCGGTTGTCTTTGCATCGTATTCCAACATTCCGTCTGCGTTGAAGCGTAGGGAGAAGTCAGAGAATTGGCAGCCTGGGTAGGATCGGTTTCCTGCTGCGTAGAAATCTGTGAGGGTGTAGCTGATTGGCTGATCATCTGCTCCAGCTGTGAGGCTGTTCTTGAGCGAGATGGTGTGTGTGTATGGTGCTGCTGCACCGACTGTTGCGACACTTCCAAGCAGACCTGCGATCGCGTAGCCAACGGTGTCGGCGAATACTGCGCCGCCGTAGTCGACTGTTGATCGTGTGCGGCCCTGGATGTAGTTGTAGTTGACAACATTCGATCCGCGAAGGCCTGTGTCGTAGAGTGGATCGATAACATCGACTGGCTTGAGGCTGTCCTTTGTGACAGGAATGAAGTCAGTGGGTGCTACGACCGTACCCTTTGTTACTTCTTTAGCGATACCGAGGTACGAGCGTACCGATTGTTGTACGGCCATGTATTCACTCTCCTACTTTCTGGTCTGTCGGGGCAGACTGTTTGATTGGTGCTGCTGGTACTACTTTGGGTGCTCCTGCTGGTGCGCAGTCTGGATGTGAGAATCCTTCTGGCGCATCGAAGTCGTCACCTGGTTTGACTGTGATCCCTAAAGCAGGGAACACTCGTTCATCTGTTCCGTTATATCTCAGTTTCATTGTGCTCCTTATGCCTGGATCATTTCGGTCACTTCAAATTCTAACTCAGCATAGGTTTCCGTTGCGCCCTCATTGCTTGTCGCTGGTTCTCCGTATCGAGCTGAGATGCGTGGTTCTGCTCCTTGCCACACGAGGTTGCCTGTCGTATCCCCGAAGTTGTGATCAGAGCGAAGCCTCTCTTTGATGTTATCCACGAGGGTATCAAAGTCTGTCATCGCTGTTTCTGCGTTTGGGTGCATCGAGTGGGTATAGAGCTGTATGACGACCGTGTAATTCACACGCTTCCAACCGCTATGCGCTCCACCGATCGCAAGGCGTGTTTCATCCTCTGCTGCGATGAAGATTACTGCGGCTGATCTTGTCAGTTGTCCTGGTTGCGCATTGACTTGATAGTTGATGCGCTTTGGGAAGGATGTGAATACTTGATTGAGTGTTGGTATCGGTGGGTTTGATATGAAGGCCGCTAGGGTGGCTCGTACCCCTGTGCGCCCTGCCATTATCTGATCCTTCGATACTTGTTCACCATGTCTAGGGCCATAGCGATCTCGCCTGAGTATCTGGCGTTGTTTCCGATGTTGGCCGTAGGTTGTGTTGTCAGGTTCATCGTCATCGAGTTATCGCCTCGTATCTTCAAGAAGGCGGTTGTGATCAGGATGCATGCTTCCTTGAGGGCGTTGGGTAGGTTTCCTATGGCCACTCCAGCTGCATGGCTGTAGGCCAGCGGAGTTGTAAGGGGGATCGTTGTCGATCCGTAGGTGTAGGTGCTAGCGATCGTGATGCGCTCGCTCTTTGCGCCGTCATAGATCCGGTATTGCTGCCCTGCAATGAAGCCTGTTCCGTTGGTTACGGTAAGACTGGTTGCTGCTGCGACTGCCGTTGCGATCGTGGAGTTAGCGAATCCGGCCACATAGGTGTATTCGGTGAAGAGCTGTTGTCTCGGGGAGTAGCCGCCGAAGGAGAGTGGGCCTTGTGAGCTGTAGTTCAGGGTCAAGGTCGACAGAGGGATGATCAGTTGCTGGTTCTCGAACCATGCCTTTGAGCAGTCCGGCAAGGCGATCAGGTTGTTTGGGTCTGCTCCGTAGTTGAATGCTGATAGAGAGACGATCGGGCTGTTGTTTGGGTGCAGGGCTACGAATCCCTGGCCGTTGACTCGCACTCGTTGTGTCTCTGTGTATTGATCGGCCACGAGGTTCTGGTTGAGGTACTCGTTCATGTATGACGATGCTCGTAGGATCACATTGGCGAGCTCGGCATCCTGGGCCGCTTGATTTCCTCCGACTACGAGGTTGTTGTAGTCAATTGAGGTCGGTGCATCTTTGTATTCCTGCACCGTGAGATAAGGATTCTCTTTGGTTGTATCTGGCGTGATTCCTACTGCCATGATCACTCCCCATCTCTAGGTATATCTGTTGCTTCGTGACCGCATCGGCCACACTTTCTAAACCAGCCATCGAAGCCGCACTCCACGCAGGTGAAGCCGCGCTTGAAATCTCCGGCTGCGATCGGGTTGAGCGATGCTTCGAAGAAGCCTTCTCGCTTCATGGCCTCGCCGTGTGATCGACTTTCTACATTGTAAATACCGCCCCGATCTGGGTTGTATTTCACTCCGCCAATGACTGTCTCTTTCACGCCTTTATCTGGAGCTACATATCTTGGCATCTTGCCTCCTGGTACTGAAGGAGAGTGCGGCTTTTACACCGCACCCTCCGTTGCCTTTATTCAGTTATGTACTACGCGTTGACGATTCCTGAGACCACACCGTTCCATGCTGGAGCTGTGCAGAAGAATGTTCCACGGAAGTAAGTTGAGAAGTCATAGCTGAACTGAACTACTGGCCATTGGATGCCCATGTAATCCTGTACGAGGAAGTTTGCCCATACATCGCTGACCTCAGTATCTGGGATCGGCAAGGTGAATGAGAGAACTGGTGCTATGCCCTGGTTGAGCCACGGATGAACCATGAGGTCGACTGCCTTGCCGGTGACTTCGTTCTGTAGACCAGTCACGATCGAGCCGTATGTGACTCCATCCTTGCCTGGTTCTTGAATTGTCAGACGGTAGTTGGCTGTTGATCCACTCTTGATTGCATCAGAGAGCTGCTTACGGTCATTGCCATTGAGCAGAACGAGGTCTGGATCGGCCTTGACATTCTGGTACATGGTTGCGAACACATTCTGGAATTCCACGCCTGGGTTGGCTGTGCTGAATGTGCTGTTGATGCTGTTGATCGCACCGGAGATTGATGGGTTCAATACGGTGGTCAAGATGCCGTCATATCCGGTTGCGTATGCAGAGGTATCTGCAGATGCGCGTGTTGCAGCTGCACCTGTTGTGCTGTATGCAGCGTTGTTTCCGGTCAGACCTGCTGTTCCTGCGCCCTGGATCGTGAATGTACCTGTTCCCTTGAGTGTTCCCTGGTACTTCAAGTTTGCTGCGCCGGTTGTTGTGCCGACATAGATGTTGTAGCCGAGTGCTCCTGGTACTGCGGTTGCTACGGTGATGGTTAGAACATCGCCGGATGCTACTGCTGTGCTTGCTTCTGTTCCGAGGATCGACTCACCAAAGCCGTTGCCGGAGATACCAGCGTCTGCAGTGACATTTACGAAGTAAGTCGCTGCTGCGAGCGCGGTTTGTCCGGTTGCTGCTACTGGAGATGCGAGTGTGAAGGTTGGAGCTGAGAGTGCGCCGGAGTATCCGGATGCTGTTCCTCTTGCGAATAGCATCATTCTTTCTTCCATCAACATTGTTGCGTAGAGGGTTGATGTTGAAGAGAGCTGACGGAGATCTTGGTATCCAAGACCTGAGAAGTTAGCATCGAATGAAACGCTGTCGGATAGCGAGTAGCTGTTGTA